GAGCCTTTCGGATCAGGAGGAGATGACCGAGAACGTGAAGCTCGGCGTGGTTCCGGTGATGGTCCAGCCGATCTGGGCCCACAGGCCCTTGACGGTCAGCTGCTTGGCGACGGTGCCCGCCGCGGTCACCGCGGCGAACGTGTCGCCGCCGCCGTCGGGGGACCCGAAGTTGACGCCGTCGTTGCTCCACTGCACAGCCAGGGTCATCGACGGCGTCGTGCCCGAGACGGCGGAGACGTTGACCTCCAGGTCCAGGACCGAGGCGTCGTTCAACGCCAGCGGACCGGAGTTGCCGGTCGCCGTCTGCGCGGCGGAGGCGACGAGGGTGAACGGGCCGGACGACATGAGGCATCAGCTCCAAGGAGTAAGCGGTGACCGGACGCCGCCCGGCGGCCGTGGATCAGATGACGTTGCTGGCGACTTCCACGACGGAGAACGTGAACGACGGCGTCGTGCCGCCGATGGTCCACGTCAGCATCATGTACGGCGCGCGAACCGTGACGGTCTTCACGACGTTGACAGCGGTGGCGACCGAGGCGAAGGCGTCCGCAGCCGCGTCGTTCGCACCGAAGTTCACGCCGTCGTCCGACCAGGTGATGCTCAGCACCAGCGTCGGCGACGTGCCCGTGGCGGCGGTGATTTCCAGCTCAAGCTCGACCGTCGCCGCACCCGAACCGATCGGAATCGCAGCCGATGAACCGGTGACAGTACGGGCCGCCGAAGCGACGAAAGTGTTGGCCATGGAAGGCTCCTTCGTTCGGGCATGGGAAAGGGCCAGCCGAAATGGCTGGCCCTCGGAGCCCGACGGGAGGCCGGGCTAGAACAGGCGGGCCTGGATGATCCCGTCGGCCTTCTTGCTGAGGTTGCAGCGCAGGTGCGCCAGCTGAAGATTCGCCGGGGAGTTGTCGCCGCCGCGAGCAAGCGGCAAGACGTGATCTATCGAGGCGCAGTACGGGTCGGGGTGCTCCAGATCCGGCCGCACCTTCTTCGAGCAGATGCCGCAGCGCCAGCCGTCCCGCTGGGCTATCTCCGCCCGTGAGATCAGGTTCAGCCCTGGGTCGCCCGCGCGTTTCCGCATCTTCCGGGTGACCTGGTGGGCGGCGCTGTTGCACTTGGCGTCGCAGAAGGCTGCGGTAACGAATTTGCTAGGAGGAATTGGCGTCCCACAGTGCGAGCAGTCGCGGGGTTGCTGCGCGGCGAGCCGCTGAGCCCGTAGCCTCGCGCATCTTGCGGCTTCCTTGCATTCGCGCGAACAGTAGACACTCGGTCGACGGTTCTTGGACTGGTACGAGTGTGTGCAGTGGGCGCATGTATGCCAGGCGAGATCCGGAAGCTCCCCCCGCCACCGCCGCATCTGGTAGGTATTCCAGCACGTCTGGCAGTAGCTGGCGTGAGTGAATCGAGTCTCGGTTCGAGAGCGCCCACAGGTGATGCAGTGCTCTTTCAGTTCCCTCATTCGCGTTTCCCCTGGATGGCGGTCGACCCTCGCGCCAGGGGATGCGAGGGTCGACCAGACCACGGTGATCAAGCCGTGGCCGACCGTGTCGGACTCATCTCAGAATACTGGACTGGTCGCTCCGGTGCCCGTGATCACGCTCGTGCTCGGCGCGTACCTACCAGCCTGAAAGCTGACATAGTTGTACAAACGCACGAAAACGGACATCTGATTGGCGTAGGTCTGAGCGAATGCCTCGGCCCGCACCTGCCCCTCCCACAGCCACAGGTCGTCGAACTTGGAGATGATGATCGAGTCCTGGTTCGCGCCGGTGCCGCCGTTGACGGGGATCACCGCGTCGGCGTAGACCGGGAGGCCCAGCATCTGGCCGACGAGCCCCTGGGACACCTGGTGGTCCAGGTTGGCGATCATCTGGAACACGCCGCCGGATGCGGGGACGACCAGCGGGCGGCCGTTGTTGTCGACCTGGCACTCGGCCCACGCCCACCGCAGCGGGTGCATGACGATCGCCGTGGGCGGCATGAACCGCCGGGTGTGGACGAGCGCGAGGCCGTTGGCCGCCTTGGGGTACAGGCTGCCGGGTCCGGCCAGGGACGGGGTGGCCTGGGTCCAGGTGACGGCGTTGGTACCGGAGAGCGTGAGGATCCCGGTGGCCTGTCCGGAGGATCCGGAGCCGGACAGGACCTGCGCGTTGAGCTTGACCGCGTAGTCGGCCGCCAGGTCGCCGAGGATGATCTCGTCGATGTTCAGCGGGGACTGCTCGATCAGCTGGAGGCTGACGGTCTGGCCGCCGGCGACGGTGATGACGGGGCTGGACACCGAGGTGGTGGTGAGGTCGGTGTTCTGGACGCCGGTGTTCTGGGTGGCCTGCACGGCGACGGCCGTACCGGTGTTGATCTTCGGGATGTTGATGGAGTCGGTGCCGGGCGGGACCTCGCCCTGGCGGCACAGGTTCGCCGTGATCCGGCCGGCGCGGGCCAGCTTGACGAAGTCCTCCTCCAACCAGAGCGGAGGGACGAATTCCCCACCTGCGGCGTTGCTGGTGGAAATCGCCCGCTCCTCGGCCTTGGCCTTGGCGTCGGCGACCATCTTGTTGTTGCGTTCGAGCCGGTCGTAGGCGTCGCGGTCGCCGTGCTGCCGGGCGCGGTACAGGTCCCGGAAGTAGGAGGTGTCGGGGGTCTTGCGGCGGTAGACCTGCGGTTCGGACAGAACCTGGATGCCGGACGGCGCGTACTTGCGGGCGATCTCGGCGGCGGCCTCGTCGCGGGTGTCGATCTCGGCGAGTTCGGCGATCCGGGCGTCGGAGGCGACGATGTCGGCCTTGATGCGCTCGAACTCGGCGGCTTCGGCGTCGGTGAGGTTGCGGTTCTCGGCGTTCGGGACCTGGAGGACCTTGTCGAGCTCTTCGGTGAGCACGCCACGGCGCTCCAGGAGGGTGGTGATCAGCTGTCGAGACATGGCTGATTCCTTCTTCCTTGGATCGTTCGGTGTGTGGACGTGCCTGCCGTGGTGACGGGTGGTTGCCCGGGTGGTGCCTCGCAGCTAGCTGGGCGGCGGGGTCCGGCGCGGGCTCCGGCGCGATGCCGGGCAGGCGGAGATCCCCGAGCCGCAAAGCGGTCGGGGAAGCTTGGGGTGTGCGGTCTAGATGCGCGCGGCGGGCGCAGTGAGCTTCAGCGCCTCGGCCTGGCGCTGGTACAGCGCGGCCGGACGGGCGTTGGCGTTCTTGCCGTTGGTCTCGCCCTCGTCGTCGGGTTCGCCGTCCGGCTCGTCCCCGCCGTCGCCTTCGCCGTCGGATGCGTCCTGGTCCGGGTCGTCGGGATTGGGGACGCCCATGAGCTCGGCGAGGATCGGCTGCGCCGCGTCCACGGCCACGTCGGCTGTGGCGATGAGGTCCAGGACGGCCGCGAGGGTGTCCATGGTCGCCGCGGACAGGGCTTTGCCCGCTCGCAGTTCGCCGGTGCGGTCGTCGACCCACGTCCGGAGGGCTTCGCGGTCGGCGCCGTCAGGCGGGGCCTCGGGGTCGCCGATGTTGGACCGCTCGCCGTCCGGCGCGGCCGGGGCGGCACGTTCGCCGAGGATCTGCGCCAGCACGGCGCGGGTCTCCTCGGGGGTGTCGTCGGCGCCGGTGGCCAGGCCCAGGACGTGGAGCATCCCGCCGAGGTCGGCTGCGGCCAGCTGCTCGCCGGTGCGCTGCGTGAACGCCTGGCGCACCAGGTTCGGGAAGCCGGAGCGGGCCAGGTTCGCCAGCTGCCGGGTGCGCAGCCCCACGTGCCCGGCGGTGGCCGGGTTCGCCCCGTAGTTGACGACCGACGTGTCGCCCTTGTGGATGTTGACTTCCACGAGGTCGAACTGCATGTAGTCCGGGGACCACACGCCCCGGGTGATCCAGAACGCGAAGGACATCTCGTCCAGTTCGCCGCCCTCGATGCCGGACTGCACGATCTGCACGTCCGAGCGGCGCGGGTCCAGGTCGGCTTCGACGTACAGGCCGATGTCGTCCTCGGACAGCCGCATCGTGCCGGGCTTGGTGCGGGCCATCGTCGCCCCGCCGTGGTTCAGGAGGAACGCCGTGTCCGGGTCCTCCGACAAAGTCTTGGCGAACGCACCGGCCCGGACGATCTCGACGTAGGGGCCGAGCCAGTCGTACATGTCATACGGCTCCTCGGTGACCGAGGCGTAGCCGGTGAACAGCAGCCGGGATCCGCCGGTGCCGTCGGGCTTGGCCCGGATGGCGACGTCGCGGAACGGCATCGACAGGGACTGGACCTTGATGGCGTCCAGGTACAGGGCGCGGGCGGCCCCCGGAACGCCGTCGAGGAACCGGGCCTGGTGCACGGCCATGGTGCTGCGGGCGGCGGGAAGGGTGACGCTCATCCGGGCGGCCTCCGTCTTGAGGTGAGAGATCAGGGAGTGAGGCATCACGTAGTCGCGGCCGGAGAGTACGGCCGGGCCTGGGCCCCCGGGGCCGTCCACGAGTCCGCCCGCCGCATACCGGCCGGACGGCCCTTGGGTCTCCGCGGCGACGGCCCCGGGGGTCAGGGGACTGCCGGAGACTTCGACGGCGATGGGCCCGCCTGCGGCCAGGGACGCCAGTTCGGCCGGGGTCTCGTCGGCGTCCTTGAGGTGCGCGGCCAGGTGGTCCCAGACGCCCTGGCGGTCTGCGTCGGGGATGTCGGAGCCGCCCATCGCGCCGTTGAGGACGCCGATCGCGGACTGGCAGCCGGTGAGGTTCGCGTCGCCCGGCTTCCCCGTGGCCGACATCTTGTGGTGCGGCAGCGAGCAATCGCCCTTCTTCGGGCCGTCGCCGTCGGGCAGCCAGGCGAAGACCTTCTTCAGGTCCGCCTCGGTGTAGTCGGTGCCGAGGTTCTTGACCTGCTCGCCGCCATCCCAGGCGACCTTCGTCGTGTCGGTGTGGTGGGTCGGGACGGCTGGCATCGTCTACGGCTCCTGTCCGGATTCGGCGGCCGACTTCGGGGTGGCGGCGCCCGGGTCCGGGCCGTCGCCCGCCGGTGAGTCGGTGTGCGCGGAGTTCAACGGCGCGTAGGGATCCGCGCCCTTGCCGTCGGGCAGGGGCTCCATGTCCTCCAGCGCCCGGATCTCGTCGATGGTCAGCCACGCGCCGTTGCGGGCCTGCCCGTAGGAGGCGTACCGGCCGGCGGTGTCGGTGCGCAGCAGACCGCCGACGTTGAACCGGGCGATCTGCGGCTTCGGGAGCATCGCCGACCAGGTCTCCTCGAACAGGCCGATCCAGTTGGACAGCGTGTACTTCAGGAACCCGAGGCTCTGCTGCTCGATCCCGGTACCCCAAGAAGTTGTGCGGTCGACCTGGCCGAGCATGTGCGGCGGAACCCCGAACAGCATCGCGATGTCGAGGTTCTGGGCCGCCCGGGTCCCCAGGAACTGGGCATCCTCCGGGGTGACGGAGATCGGCGACCATTTCGCGCCGCCGGACAGGACGCCGACGGTGTGGGAGTTCGACAGGCCTCCGTGTCCGGCCTGGAAGTTCTCCTTCAGGCCGCGGGCACGGTCCTTGTCCAGGTCCCCGGGGACTTCGATGATGCCGGTCAGGTGCGCGCCGGAGCCGAAGAAGCGGGCCCCGAACTCCTCGGCGGCCAAGCCCAGCCCGATGGCCTGCCGGGCGTAGGAGATCACCGACATGCCGACCGGTGACTCCGGCATCGACATGCCCATGAGATGGACCATGTCGGAGGCGTCGACCGGCTTGCGGTTGACCTGGTAGAACCGGGACCCGTCCTCGTTCAGGCCGACACCCACCCGGTCCGGGTGCAGCACCATGACCCGCGTGGGGCGCAGCACCTTGTCCCGCAGCGTCACCAGGCCGTAGCCGTTGCCCCGCAGCAGCAGCGACACCATGAGCTGCGTGAATCCGGTGCGGCGGGTCGGGAACTTCAGACTGTTCGCGCCGCCGAACGGATCGGCGATTATCAGCGGCGGCGCGTCGAGCTGCTTGCGGATCGCGCCCTTCATCTGCACCGAGTCCAGCGGCAGCCCGGCGACGGCGCTGGACAGGATCCGCACGCACGCCGACACCGCGAGCAGTTGCATCGCCGTGTCCTCGGTCACCGGCACGCCCGACGAGGTGTATCCGGCCAGTGAGGCGTTCGACGGGATCGCCCACGGGTCGCCGGCGCCGGACGGCAGGTACATCCGCTCCGCCGAGCGTCCCCGGATCCGGCTGGTGATGCTCACGGGTTACGTGCCCCTGCCGGACGCGCATGGGGCGACGGCCGCCTCGGGGCCTTCACCCGCACCTTCGGCAGCTTCACCTTCGGGATCGCCAGCTTCACGCCGCTCAGGGCCTGCGCGGTCAGCCACAGGGCCGCCCCGAGGACCACCATGCCCAGCGCGGGCGCGATCAGCCACCCCGCGACGACGAACGCGGCGTATGCAACGAGCTCGACCGCATCAGAGAGCATCGGATGCCTCCCAGCGGTGTTCAGAGGTCGGCCCACACGAAGTACTCGGCGCCGGACTGCTTCGGAGGCGGCTGGCAGGCCCGTTCCAGTGCCATGACGGACGCAACGGCGAGGTCGATCTTGCGGCGGCTGTGCCGGCTCTCCTTCGACAGCCGGGAGCCGCGCGAATCGGTCCGCAGCACGCAGTTGGACATGTGTCGGGCCAGTCGAGGATCCCCGGAGTGGGTCAGGGCGCTGTTGACGACGGCCTCGTAGAACCGCTGGGTCGCCGGGATCATCCGGGCTGGGCTTTGAGGGAACTCGACGATCGGGAAGCCTTCGTCCTCAAGGATCTGGTACGTCCGCGCCCACCGGTACGGGTCGCAGACGATCTCACGGACCTTCCAGCGGCGGCATGCGATCCGAATGGCTTCTTCGACGTCGAGGATCGGCACCTGCCAGTCCTCGTTCGCGAGCTCCGGCCGCTCCCAGGCGTCCACCACGTCGATGTGCGGCACCGGATGGTCGTCGCTGACGCAGGAGACGACCGTCAGGGCCGTCGAGTCGTTGTTGAAGGAGCCGTCGAAGCCCAGGCACACTTCGGTACCATCGGGAATGTCTGCGGACTCGTCGGCGCAGGCGTCCCACATGCCGCTCGGCAGCCAGCGCTCGGCCACAGTGGTCCACATGCCGAGGTGGTAGCGGACGAACTCGTGGCGGGCCGACTGGTAGAAGCGGGCCGCGACATCCGGGACCGACAGGAACAGGTCGGCGGCCGGATTCGCGTCCCGGATCGCGAGCTCGAGATTCACCCGGAGCGTGGCCGGGTCTTCCTCGTTGAGGTTGTAGCGGTCCTCCGGGCAGCCCCACCAGACGAACAGGAACTCCGGGTCGTCGATCTCCCCGGCGTTGACCTTTATCCCGTACTCGTGGAGCTTCCCGGCCATCGAGTCCAGGTCCGCACCCGGCGTCGTTGTGTTCAAGACGAGCGACCCGACGCGCTTGGCCGCGCCGTTGGCAATGACCAGGTGGACCCGGGCCTTGTTGCCCAGCCACTCGTGGATCTCGTCGGCGAAGAACGCACTCGGACGCTGCCCGTCGTTGGTCCCTGCCACGGCCGCGACCTTGTAGGCCCGGCCCGGTCCGGCCTTGACCTGGACTTCGGAGTCGAAGACGTTGAAGAACTCCCGCAGCGTTGGCGACTCGCCGACCGCCGTGCGTAGGTCGCCGAAGAGCAAGTCCGCCTGGTCATAGGAGGCCGCCGCGACCGGGATGATCGCCGAGGACTGCGTTGCCAGCAGGTAGGCGGCGACCCATGCGGCAATCGGAGTCTTCCCATTGCCCTTCGGCACCTCGAACAGGGCTCGCCGGTAGCGCCTGCTGCCGTCGGGCTTCAATTCGAACAACCAGATCAGGAACAGTTTCTGGTAGAGCTCCAGACGGACGGCCTCGCCGAACTTGTCGCCCTCGCCGTACCGGCAGTGTCGCTCGATCCACCGGATGACCTTCGGGCCCTCGCTCGGCGCGTTCGTCAGGGGCGGCGCGGATAGCGGCACCGGAACCGAAGCCGGCCACGGGAGTGCCTCAGGAGCCGACGAGGAAGAGCCGCGGGTCGGAGTCGCCGTCGTCACCATTCACCTCGGCGCGAGTCAGATCGGCGAGCGATTTTGCGCCCTCGGTGAGCTTCACGCCGAGACGCAGACGGTTGTAGGGACCGATGCCGAGCTGCTGCTCATCGGCCTTGATGGACGCCTCGACCTTGAACGCCAGGTCGTACAGGCCGTTGGGTTTCGGCTGGCCGGTCGACCCAACAACGATCGGCTCAGCGTCGGCGACGCCCATCAGCCGGTGGTACCGGTCGACGTTGGCGATCCACCGGTTGATCAGGGAGGAGTCGCTGACCCTGACGGCTCCGGCCACGAGGTCCGACCAGTACGACGTCCAGGCGTCCTGTGCGGCAGGGCACAGATTGGGCGGGATCTCAGGGATCTGATCGGGGCGGTAGACGATGCCCAGATCTGCGCGGTGCCGCCCTTGGCGCTCGTCGGCGGGCTTGGGGGCTGGCCCAGGCATTGCGGCCCCCAGCCTAAACTTATGGGTAAAATTGACCTATGCCTCAATGCCGCGACTGCGATGCACCAGCCCGACCCCGAAAGGGCCCATGCGGCCCACTTCCAGTCCGATGCGATCCCTGCGACATCGCTATGCACCGCAGCCACAATCAGCGACGGGACCAGCGGACGGCAGCAGGACAGGCCGTTCGACAAGTTACCGTCTGCCTTGTTTGTGGATCCGCCATCCCAGAGACGCGAAGCAAGAAGACCAAGACGTGTTCGCCGCAGTGCCAGAAGACGGCCCGCCAGGCATATGGCAAGGAGTACTTTGAGGTGAACCGCAAGGCCATCCGGCTGAAAGACACCGCTCGGCGGTACGGGATCTCCCTGGACGCCCTGAGGGATCTTATCGACGAATCGAACGGCACCTGCCACATCTGCGGCCAGACCGATGTCGGCAAGGAACTCGCGGTGGATCATGATCACCAGACGGGCGCTGTGCGTGGGCTCCTGTGTCAGCGATGCAACATCATGATCGGCATGGCCCTGGAGAGCACGGCGACGTTGCTTGCTGCAATCGCCTACCTGGAGCGGCATTACCAGGTCGCGTAGGGGTCCACAGGTAAACTAAGATCCACAAAAATGACGCTGGATCCCCTACGCGAGGTTTTCGCCC